AGGGGTAGTGATGACTCTTCTGATCGTCAGTGAGGCGACGCTGCAAAGCGCGGTGCAGACCATCGCGCAGCAAGTCAGCTACCCCGTTCCGTCGAACCCCGCGGCGAGCACCGACCCGAAGATCATCCAGATGATCGCCGCGGTCAACTCGGCGAACGCCGAACTGTTCAGCGTGTACCAGTGGGAGGAACTGATTACCGAGGCGGCAATCGACGTGTTCTACGACGTGCCGGACCAGAAGGAAAAGGGCTTCGACCTTCCCGCTGATTTCTTCGGCTACGTCGACCAGACGCAGTGGAACGGCGCGATGCGGCTGCCCGCCTATGGGCCCGTCAGCCCGCAGGGTTGGATGGCCTACCTGGTCATGCCAATCACGAGCATCTTCACGCTGACGTGGCAGATGCGCGGTGGGCAAGTGTGGTTCCTGAACCCGCCCGCGCCACCGGGCATGCCGTTCAGGTTCATGTACTACAGCCGCGGCACGGTCATCGACGCCGACAACCCGGACGAAGTGAAGAACGTCGCCACGAAGAACGGCGACACGTTCAAACTCGACGGGCTGCTGGTGACGAACCTGGGCCGTCAGAAGTGGCTTGAGTGGAACGGCTTCGATTCGTCGGCCGCAGCGCGCGACTACAGCGTGCTGTACGACGCGCGGGTCGGCGCTTCCAAGGGCGCGCCCGTGCTGTCGGCCGTTCGCTTCGGCGGGCTGCACCTTATCAACGCGGCCAACGTCCCGGCCACCGGCTATGGCAAGGGGCCTTGATGCTTCAGCCCGTTCCCTCCGTTCCGCCGCAGTCGCGGATGCGCCGCACCAGCGCGACGAAGTTCCACACGGCCAACTCGTTCCCTGCGCCGACGAAGGGGGTTGACTCGCGCCAGTCGCTTGCCAACAGCGACCCGCAGACGGCGACGGTCATCGAGAATTTCATTTGCCGTTCCTACGGGCTCGAACTGCGCGCGGGCTACGGGCGGCACGGGACGCTGCCGAGCGGCACCTATGGCGAAACCTTGATGCCGTACAACTCGGCGCGGGGTGCTGCCGACTCGAAGCTTTTCATCGCTGCCGAGGACGGCTGGATCTACGACGCGACCGCGCCTGGACCCGCCCTGCCTTCCGTGAACGTGACGGGCCAGACGAACCCTGGCGAGGCGTACTGGGTCAACTTCGTCGTCGAAGGCGGCAACTACCTGTGCGTGGTGCTGCCTGGCGCGGGCTACTGGACCTATGAGACGACGGCCGGATGGGTCAACCATCCTGCGGGCACGTCGGCGGGCCAGATCGACGGCATCGACCCCAAGACGTTCGGCTATGTCTGGACCTGGGGCAATCGCCTGTGGTTCGCGCAAGTCGGCACGGGCACGGCCTGGTATCTCGAAACGCTGGCGCTCGCGGGCAAGGCGACGACTTTCGAGTTCGGCCCGATGTTCATCTACGGCGGCGAACTGTCGGTCGGCGCGTCGTGGACCGTTGACACGGGCGGGGGCCTATTCGACAAGATGGTGCTGGTCGGCAGCGAGGGGGACGTGCTGGTCTACGCGGGCACCGACCCGACCGACATGGCGACGTTCAAGGTCGACGGCCGCTGGTTCGCCGGACGGGTGCCGATTGGGCGGCGGTTCCTGACGCGCTTCGGCGCGAACATGGCCCTGCTGACTGAGCGCGGCCTGCTGCTGATGTCGGACATTCTGCGGGGCACCGACACCGAACCCGAGAACGAGGCGGCAGCCCGCATCAACCAGCTACTGCAACCCGACATCCGCGCGTCGCTCGACAAGCGTTACTGGGAAATCAAGCTGCTGACGGACGTGAACGTCCTCTACATCAACGCACCCGCAAAGGAATTCGTCAGCGATTACGCCTGGACCATCGACATGACGGCCTTCGGCGCGTCGAAGATGACGAACCAGCCGTTCATCACGGTCGAACTGTTCAAAAGTCAGTCCTTCGCCTGCGACCTCGACGGCAACGTGTGGATGCTTTGGAGCGCGGCCAGCGACGGGCAGATCGGCGACGTGCGCGGCACGGACATCGAAGGCCGCGTTCAAACGGCTTTCGTGCCCCTGGGTGATCCGTTCCGCTGGAAGAGGTTCCTGATGGCCCGCGCTGGCTTCCGCTCGACCGAAGCGCCTGCGGTACAGCTTGCGCTCAACAGCGAGTGGGCCTTCACGCCGCCCGGCTTGTCACCCGTCTACAACCCTGTCTCGAATGCGCTGTGGGACGCGGCGCTGTGGGACGCGGCCGTGTGGGGCGGCGAGGCGTCAACCTATCTGGCCTGGGTCGGCGTCACGGGCATGGGCCACTACGCCGCCCTGATGATGGTTGTGAAGGCTGCCCCCAAGACTGTTTTCACGAACTGGGATTGCGTGACCGAAGCGGGAGGCATCCTGTGACCATCCACACGCAGAATCAGGACGTGCTGGCGACGTGGTTGTGCCAGCGCATCGGCCTGACGCCGACGCCGCATATCCAATGCGTCGCGCGCCTGTCTGCCGATGGCTCGATCATGGGCGTCGTCGGGTACGACGGATACAACGGCGCAAGCTGCGTCATGCACGTCGCGGGCGACGGCAACTGGATCAGCCGCAACCTGCTGCGCGCGGCCTTCGACTACCCGTTCAACGTCATGCACTGCCACGTCGTACTCGGCATGGTGCCGAGCGGCAACGCGGCGGCGCTGCGGCTGAACACGCATCTCGGCTTCAAGGTGGTGAACAGGCTGTGGGGCGCACACCCTGACGGCGCGCTGGTGCTGATGATGATGACCAGGGAAGAGTGCCGCTACCTGCGGCCTTCCATGGCGCAAGCTGTGCCCGCCGCACTGCAATAGGAGAACGAATTGGGCAAGAAAAGCGCTCCCCCTCCGGCACCGGACTACACCGCCGCAGCCAACGCTACGGCAGCCAGCAACCAGCAGGCGCAGACGCACGCCGACTACACGAACCGGCCGACCATCAACACGCCGTTCGGCCAAGAGTCGTGGAAGCAGCAAGCTGGCGTCGACCCCGCGACGGGGCAGGCCGTCACGAACTGGACGCAGAACACGACGCTGACGCCGGACTTGCAGAAGGCCCTGGACGCGCAGCAGAGCATCGACATGGGCAAGAGCAATCTCGCGCTCGGGTCGATGGACCGTTTGAACGAGTCCTACGCGCAGCCGTTCGACTGGAACAAGCTGCCTGCCTCTGCGACCGCGCCGAAGGCTGGTGCGCTACAGAACACGATCCAGAACCAGGGCCCAGCCCTGCAAGGCGGCATCGACACCAGCAACCTCGCGCAGATGCATAGCGCGATCAGTGGCCAGGGCGTGCCGGAGATGGGCGGCGACGTATCGGCGGGTGTTGGGGATGCGTCGCGCCAGCGCGTCGAGCAGGGCTTGATGGCCCGCCTCGCGCCCGAGCAGGACCGCCAGCGGCAGCAGCTTGCGACGCAGCTTGCGAACCAGGGCCTGACGCCGGGCAGTGCTGCCTACAACCGCGCGCAGCAGCAGCAGGCCGACCAGTTCAGCCGCGACCAGTTCAACGCGCTCATGCAGGGCGGCCAGGAGCAGCAGAACCAATTTGGCATGGCGAATGCCGCCAGCCAGAACGCGACGCAGCGCAACGCGCAGGGCTTCGACCAGAACGCGCGGCAGGCGGCGATCGCCAACGCGGCCAACGCGCAGCAGTTCGGCCAGAACCAGCAGCAAGGCATGTTCGGCAACCAGGCCAACGCGCAGGGATTCCAGCAAGGCGTGCAGGGTGCGGACCTCTACAACCAGGCGCAGAACCAGGGCTACAACCAGGACTTGTCGAGCGCCAACACGCAGCAGCAACTGCGGCAGCAGGCCATCGCCGAGCAGATGCAGCAGCGCGCCATGCCGCTGAACGAAATGAACGCAATCATGACGGGCACGCAGGTAGGCATGCCGCAGATTCCGAGCTTCAACGCGTCGCAATCGTCCGGTGGCTCGAATCTTCTTGACGCGGCCAAGCAGCAGTACGGCGCGGCCATGAACAACTACAACGCGCAGCAACAGCAGGGTGCTGGCACGTCGCAGGCCCTGGGGAGTGTCGCCAGCATGGCGGCAATGGCCTTCTGATGAACTTCTTGCAGTTTTCCGGGGGGCTCGATTCGCTGGCGTGCTTGATCCTGCTGCACGACACGGCGGG